GTTCTTCCTACAATAGACTGACCGTTAGCAACGGGCACTACCTGACAGATTAAATGGTCGGCGGCTACCATATCGTAGGTGATCTCGGTAACTCTAAATTTGCGTTCTGTAAGTTCAGAATACAGACCTGACATACTAAAGATACTATCCTTCTGTACCTTGGGTAAATTCCAACTGCAGTGGAGCAAGAACGGTAGATCCTTATCTCCATCTACTACCCAGCCGTATCTCTTGAATGTCTTTACCTTGGGATTGCCTTCAAAAAAGATATATGTGTCCATAGGCTCTGAATAACTATCAATCTCTGGCTCACCCTGATCGTTAGATTTAGCCAGGTTTGGGAATTGATAAGTACAAGGTATGCCTTGCATCGAAAGTGCTTCGTCATATCTTTTTCTCATTAAAGTTATATCTGGACCTATTAAGTGATTACTCATAGTTATCCCTTCTTACATTGTTCAAACTTCTCTACAATGTCTTGCCACTTTTTAAGTTTTGACTTTATAGTTTCATCTTTCAAATGTAACTCGTTTTTCATATAAGAAGTCTGATCTTCTATAATATCATTGAAATAATCAATGTATTTTTGAACATCGCCATTAGCAACGTCTTTCTTGGTCTGGGCAATAGGAAAATCATCAGGAAAGTCCATAAAGGATTGTTGGTTCATAAATTGATACAACTTACCTACCCAAGATTCTTGTTCTTCCGAATTTGCTCTAACATAGATTTTCATAGCTTAATCTCCTTATTACCCAACGAACCAGTCAGTCAAACCTGCGGCTCTCATATTAGGTCTATTATCATAGGAATAAGAATTTCCATACTTATCCTGAGATATTCGCCACATATCATCTTCTTCATAATCTCTTAAATGGAAATCTCTGATATATCTATTGATATCGTCTAAATCACCAGATAACCAGTAATTGTGGTCATCATAATCTTGATGTAAACCATAGTCAGATTCTACCCAATCAGCATCTTCGATGTACTCACCTAAAACCTTTTCCGCAAAATCACGATAAAGTATTAAATGGTATTTGCTGTCAACAGAACTTTTAATATACTTTTTCATACATCATTCCCCTTGACCGTTGTCTTCAATAATATCATCTATGTTCGCTACATAAGTAAGCCAAGTCCAGTCAAATCCTTTTGTCTGCTTCAGATCCGTAAGATTCATAGCACCACTATACTGCAGAGCTTCGACAAATTCTTTAGCACCGCAAGTGTAGTCATTCTTTATCCATTGAGGGCATTTATCTACATTAAATGCTACCAGGAACTCGGAATACTTCTTGGTATTACTGTAAAAGACCAGTAACTTCCTTAACTTATCGAAGCCAAGTTCAGACAATGTAATCAAGTAAGAAATCTGATCGCCGCTTAAATGCTGATTGATATGGAATGTTACATAGAAACCGAATGTCTCCAGTATCTTCGTAATATCATCAGTAGTAAATTCCCAAATAATTTCGGAATGTTCATCTTTTACGAGTAAAGTACCGTCAGCATTAACCATACAAGCAAACAATGTGCCGTATTGGTTATGCTGAACTTGTATGACAATTCCAGTAAGTCTATGACTGCCATCATCAATTACTTGCTTGACAGTAATATACAAATCAGCCGATGTATTGGATCGACATTCGGTTAATTGAAACCAATTTGAAATGTTATATCTTAACGGATTTGCCATTGTACCCTTCCTTTATACCGCAACAGAGTCATCCGAAGTGGTAAATTCTGATTTATGTTCTTTAACGTAGTTCTTTAATACTACCTGGAAGCCTACAAGATTATCTGTGGATGTTTCAGGATATTCACTAAAATACTTTGCTACCAGGTCCAGTCCGAGCTTAAAGTAAAGGATCTTATTCTCTTCATCAGTAATCTCTGGGTGCTTTTCTCTGAAAATAAAGTATCTTGTGATTACACTTGAAAAGGCTTTTCTAACCATAGGGCTATCGCCATCTTCATAAAGCTTGGCTCTCTCAAGTGTCTTAAAGTTGCTTGAATTGTACTTTTTAAGATCGGAAAAGAAACAATTTATCAATTCATTAGTTGTCATAACGGTTTTATGCTAACCTGCCTTTCATTATAATCCACCGAAGCCGCCGCCACCAGCACCTTCTTCACCACCAGAAGATACATCAACCTTCCAGGTGCTTACTGCAGATCCTGTCTGGGGGAACGCTTGCATAAGTATTTCTGTTATCGCCTGCTTGTAGTCATCAGCGTTTGCAATACCGAGTTCCTTCATAACGGAAACGATATTCTGTGTTTGACCGATAGCGGCATCACGCTTCTCGAATAAAACCTGATCCATATTCGTAATGATAGGACTCATATTAAGAACGAACTGGTCTACGAAACCACTCATATTTCTAGATAAGAAATACTTATTAAGTGCATCTCTCCAGCCATTCTTATATGCAGTTTCAAGTCTAGATAATCTATTAGCATAAAGTGCGGACCTCTGCGACATTACAGCTCCAGCACCACCTAATCCCTCTGCAGATGAGAAGTTCATAGCCTCTTTCGGAACACCTAAAACGGATAACTTCTTATTCTGATAGTAGTCAAGTAACTTGTTATCACTTTCAGTAGTTTCTGCCATATTCATATCTGTAATAGAAATAGCATCCTGACCGTTTATCTTTGCAAGGTAAATCAAGTTATTTGGGCTTTGAGGGTTTACGAAACTCTGAACATCACCAGTAGAAGTATTGAGTGCCAACTGCTGTTCAATCTTATCCTTAATCTTCTGGAGTTGAACACCAATTTCATCTTCATCACCGATATCACCGCACTCTACATTAACAAACTTAACAGCTCTTGTAAGTGATGAAAGTAGCATAGCATCTTCCAAAAGGCTTAATGTTTGAGTAGGCTGTACCGCATTAGTCATCAACGGATCAGCAAACTGAATATCGTAATCTCTATCCTCGCCATCAGCAGTCCTTGCGTTAATATGGTACTTGCCCAAAAGACCGCCTAATGAAAAATGAATTACAGATGATTCAGGATATGAAATAGCCTCGGTGCCACTAAAAATATTATCAGAATCTGCAGGCTGATAAACATAGCCTTGTGGCTGACCTCGCCACCAAAGATGAATAATATCTTCAGGCGGTATCATATATGAAGGGATAATATCATAATCACTATTGATAAGAGTGTTATCGTCTAACGATACTAACTCCCTCTTCTGATTAACACCTGCACCACGATACATCTCTGTAGTAGGCATATAGAACTGACCGATTGTAGCAAGTTCCAGAATATGATCGCCTACAAAGTTATTTACATTCCAACGCTTAAAGCACTGATTGATTATGTCGGCACATTGCTGATGCTGGGGGTCTATTGCGGTTGCCCAAATAATATCACCAGAGGTATTCGGTGTAGTAGCATCAGTAGCATAATATGTCAAAGCGGTACTGATCTGCGAATCCCTTGCAAGTGCTCGCATTACCATAATCTGTGTACGAATATCTTCAATATCAGAATTAGTTCTTAAATCGGATATTCTATATATTGAACCGCCGACAGCAACGGTGCTTCTCAAACGAGAAACAGGTTGCTGTTTAGGTCTAAATAATTTATCAAACCAAGTTGCCATTAGGGTAATCCTCCGTAACTATAAAAGGTTATAAGAGGTACTTTTCCAGATCCTCGTCTATCTCGTATTTATCAAAGAAATCTGTTTCATTAAAGATAGGGATCTTAAGTTCTCTTGCCGCCAAAATAGCCTGACCATCAATACCATCCTTGATATCGCCAACAAGGACACACTGGACATAGTTATCAAAGTCGGTAACTACCGTAGCGGAATAACTTTCAAGGATAGCCTGGATGTCTGCGGTGGCTCCGTGTCTGAAAACTCCAGTAATATAAATTGTCTTATTGCGGAAAATAGGTGCTCCGTCAAAGCTCATAATCTTATCTCTAACAGCAATCACTATCTGACTAGAATTGATAATGGTATCAAGTTCGAGAATGTTCTGTGGAGTAGATAACCAATTAGCAAATCTACGTGATACATTCATATCCAATTCGGTATAGATACGAATAGGGCTGTCAAAGTAGAATTTGACTGTCTGATAATTGTTGTTGCATCTATTACAGAACTTAATAAGCCACTGCTTATCAACACCTACATCCATAGGCAAGCAAGCAAAAATGATCTCCCAAAGATTCTTGTCAATAGTAATGTCCTTGTATTCAGGGAGCAATAACAGATCGGGGAATATCTGTAGGTCCGAATTAGCAACATACTTATCAAACTGATCTTTGGATAACAAGTCTACTCCCAGGATATTACAGAATCTTTCAATTCTAGGATAAAGCAAAGATGTGCAATA